TTTCCTTTGGCTAATGGTTTACCTGGAATTTGTTCCAACTCTACCCTGATTCTATATCTTCCCTTCTTAAAGAATTTTGTATATGTACTCTTTCCTGTAGAAGCACCAGGTCCACTAAATCCTTTCTTATCAATAATAACTTCATCACCACCCTTTTCTATATCACGAAGTCCATTTCCAATCTCCTTTCTACCATCACCGTCACGGTTTCCAATATAAATCTTTGCATTATCATCAACCATAACTTCAATTGAATAGTTCCCATCAGCAGGAAACTCAACTTTTTCCCAACGAATAATATGAGTACCAGCAAAAGCATCAGTGGATGCATTGGGAACGTTCGTTTGTGTTGCACTATTTTGAGTTTGAACTTTATTTTTTGGTTGTTCTATAACTTTAGTACTCAAAATACTCAACAAAGAGTTATTATCATCACCGTGACCATCCTTTAATCCGATTTTTGTTCTTCCTACATTTGGAAGTCCAGCATTTTTTGCGCCACCAATAACTTTAATTTTGTACTTTTTACCACCAGTAAACTCTCCACTTCCTCTTAAAGTAACTTTCTGTTTGTTCTGATTGTTACTAAGAATCACATCATTTGTATCAGTCTCAATGCGAATTTCTCTTGCAGCAACTCCCGCAACATTTGGGTCATCTTTTACATTTACAGAAAAGTTAACCTTAATTCTACCACCACCAGTTACTTTCAAATAAAGTTTATCTCCTTCTTGTTCAAACTTTGCTTCTGGGTTTTGAGCAGATCTCCCTGGATCTTGATTTACATCAGTTTGTATTTTTGCCTCTCCAGGATCAAAGGGAAGAACACCATAACGATTTAAAAAATCAGCATTTTTACCAGCCTCTGGATTGATTCTCCAAAGTTTTCTATCTGCTTTATCAATAGATTTTAAAGTATTAAAAACTTCTGTTACTGCAGATGTTTGAAACTCATATTGTGGTTTGTTATATAAATCTAATCTGATCCTATGAACACCAGACTTAACTGTTTTTTTGATTGGTCTCGGATCTCTACCAAAACCTTCTAAATCTGCTACAAAATCATTATCAAGATATAACTGACCATCATCATCAGCAGTTCCTCTGAATACATATTCACCATCAAAAGGAAAGTCTTCTTCCCATTCAAAGGTAAAAGGAATACCAGAAAAATCACTTCCTCTTATGTTTGTAGGAGGAACTGGGGAGATTGCATATTGATTTGTAAAATCACTCCAAGCAGGGAAACTTACATCATACTTTACTTTATTTTGTTTTGTTGGAGAGGTTACACTTAATGGAGTAAACTTTCTTGTATTCCACCAAGGTTTTGTAAGTTGATTTAAATATTGTTGATACTGTTCAATCTCTCTACGAATTGGATTTTTAGAAAGATTAATATAGGTATCAGGATTCCAAGGTCCAATATTTTTTGCATCAGGACTATATCTATCACCAAAATCAGCAAAAGTTATTGAACCATCTTCGTCATCAAGAATATATTCTTCAAAATCTGTTTCATTATCAAAAACTTGTATTGTTTCATCAGCACCACAAAGAACAGCACGAAGAACAGCACCAGATCCAATATCATTATCATCTTCTATTTTAACAATGGGAGGATATCTATACCCAAATCCACCATTTGGTAAATCTACTGCAAGTACAGAACCATCATTTCCGATTACAGGATTTCCTTTTGCACCAACTCCCCCACCACCATAAAAGTTAACTCTTGGAATATAAGAATTTCCGTCACCATCACCAAGTTCTTTTAATCCTGTAACAGGATTACAAGTTCCCTTTGAAGCCGATTTGCTTGGAGTTAAATCATTAACAGTAAGTTGATTGACTTCATTGATGTTTAAATATTGAACACCATCTCTACTATCAAATATAAATGTTGTTCCTGGATTTTGTTGGGCATAACGATTTGCTTCGGGAACACTTACATTTTGAATGTACCCTCTTTCAGTTGAAATATATCCAACTCTAATATTATCTTTCGTTGCATTTTGAAAGATATTAAATTTAATCTCTCCAGGATTTGACGACATTTATTCTTGCAAGTACCTTTCTTTCATAGACATATTTATTATGCAACCCCAGAGGTTCTACTTGCAATCTGTTCTGGAGAACTTGCATCTGCATTATACTTTACATCTGCTTGATCTTTACTTGGTTCTGCATACGGAACTCCAGGTACACTTGTTGCAGTCGTTGGTTGAACTGAAGAATCAGCAACTGACTTAGCACTTGGTAACTGTGGTTGTGGTTGCCCAGATCCACCTGTTGCAAGTTGATAAAAATCTGATACTGCTTTCTCAGGTGTAACCTCAAATCCAAATATATTCAATTTAATATTAGTAAAGTTAAGAGCAGAGGTAATATTACCAGAAATAGATCCAAGTTGATTTTTAATATCCGCAAGTGCTCCACCAACACCAGCAACTTGTTTGTCTATATCATCTAAAAAGGTATTTACATTATCAAATATTGTTTGGTTGAACTCATTAATTGCATTTTGATTCGCAGAGATAACCTGTCCAGCAACATCTTCAGCATAACAGATTGAAACTTGTGGTTTAAGTCTTTGTGTATCAGATCCACTATTTACATTAGCTCTAGCAGTGTTTATTAAATCATCTATTCCCAAAGCATCATTTAAGATACCAGAAATTAAATCACAAAGACCTGAAGTAAGTTTTGAATAAAGTTCCGTGATCAATTCTATAATCCTTTCTTTTATATCAGCAAACATATATCTCATACTTGAAGGCATACTAGCAACAATATTCGTCATTTCTTTATTCAATAGTTTAAGAAGATATTCCATCAACTTATCAAGAAGAATTTTCATATATTTTGCAATCAAGCAAGCAACATCTCTTATATACTTTTTAATATCTGAAATAGTATTAGAAACTGCATCAACATAAGAACTAATAGAACTTAGATACTTATCAACTTTTTGAACCAGATTATCAATCGCAGTTTGCATTGCTTTAATAGCAGAGTTCACGACCTCATCTGGATCAGGTTTCATCATTATAATTTTTTCTTTATATTTTTCAGACCTTTTTATATCTGCTACAGATTGTTGATGAACTGCATCAACATTTTCTTTTGTGGCGCCAGGTTGAGCAGGAGAGTTTGGATTATTTGCTTGCTGACAACGATTCTTGATTCCATCCGCAACTCTTTGTTGCACCAAGTTATCTCTATCTGCACCTGTTAATCCTTTTTGTTCTGCTTCTGCTCTTGCACTTTGAGCATCTGCGAACTGTTGAGAAGTAAGTGGAAGATCAGATCTCAATCCATATGCATTTGTCTGAACTCCAGAAGGAATCGGAGCACATTCTTTAGACTGTTCTGAAGATTTTGGTTTTGATGTAACTAATCCATCATCAGGAACTTTTTCTTGTGCAGTTCCTTGTTTTGGTTTTTTACCATCAGCATATCCACTGGTTGCTAATGATCCAGGAGTGCTATTGGTAACTTTATTATCTCCAGTTTTTGTTGATAACTCTGTTTGAGCATTGTTACCAAGCACACCCATAATCACGGGAACTTGTTGATCTTGTCCGTCCATAAAGAACCCAAAGACCATCATTCCCTGACGGAGATTTGCTGTTTGTCCCGCATTTGCTTGACCACCACCTCCAGTCACAGGATACATTACCTGTGCCCAAGGCAACTGATCAGATGGTATATCGTTTTCTCCTTGATCATGAAGACCTATGATTCTAACTTTATATCTTCTTCCCCATCCTGGAATAGAATCTTTATTTTCAAATTTTCCCGCCAGAATATTATCTCTCCAGGTGGAGTCATCAGCAATCTGACCTACCCACCAAAGAAAGTGACCACCTAAAAATCCTGGATTAAATAAAGATCCGCCTTCCATTAGATATTAATCTTCATAAATTCTACATTCATCAGCATCTGGGTTTTCATCACAAAAAATTTCAAGAACAGTTGGATCGTGATCAGTATCTGGATGATTTGCTTGATATCTTTCTAAAGAATTTAATTCACTTTCAATATGACGCCTTCTTTGAGGACTCATACTTAAATTATCCAACTCATCTTTATCATCATTTATGTGTTGTTGTAAAGTTCTTTTGTTCATTGCTTTCTATTTGTATGATTACCTTTTCTTCCAAATGAATCTCTAATTAAATTGCAATAAGTAAAAGTTCCGTTTGGTGTAATCCTATGACATATATCAGTTATAATATATAGACCACCACTTCTCTTACTTACTTCCTTTGTTTGGTTCTCTTCCAACTCTGGAATGTCTATATAAACGGCATTCCCTGCGTGAAGTGAAAAATTACCTGCGATTGTAATTTTATATTTTTCTGCAAATAACTGATTGTATCTCATAATAGACTGGTTCAAAATCTGTTCATACTGAAAGTTTTCTTCTTTTGATTTTTCTATTTGCTGTTGAGTGGTTCCAGAAACCATAGTTCCTTTATCAAGAAGATAATATGTTGTTCTTGAAAAATCTTGATTTGCTCCTGTGCGATCAAACTCTTTATTTCTATATTTGTTTGGAAGTTCCTTTCCAGCAAGTTTTAAACTGCCTTCATTTTCTTCTGCATTTGGTACAATAACATTATAATAACAGTTAAAGGGATCAAATAAAATTGTTCTGGTAGAATAAGTTCCTATTTTTAACTTTTGATGAATATCAATCAAGTTATCTTTATCATAATCTAAAACTTTTAAATCATACCCCTCTGGTATATTATTTCCTCTAGTGTCTGGTGTTTCATTATAAATCATTGAAACTTTTGGTTCTTGTTCAAGCAATCCATCTATGGATTTAAAAAAGAATCCCTCTGATGTTTCATAGAAAAAGTATCCAGCACTCTTTCCCAACTGCTGACTTTTAGATGATACACCTTTTCTAGATAACCAGTTGATTGTATAAAATGGTTTCTTATTATTTCCAATAAAATTAAAATTATTTGAAGTTTCTTCTATATCAATATTCTTTTCTGTTCCAAGATAATTTTGGCTGGTTAAAATATTTGTAACGTGATCAGAAAGTTTTCCATCAAATCTTTTATTAACTCTCACCTTTTCATTTAAAATATATTCCTTTGATACGAGTTCTAATTTAACTGCAGAAGTTCTTGTGTTTTCTCCCATAGGTGTAATCTTGTTTACATACAAAACCATTTCTGGTTTATCACCAAGAACATTTTTATTATTATCTTCAAATGTAATAAAAACTTTCTCCTCACCGCAAAGAGGTAAACCCTCTAAAACAGTAAGTTTTTTTCCATCTCTTTCAACAGAAAGTCCACTATCAACAAAAGAAATCTCCACTTTGATTGTATCATTAAGTATACTTTCATAATAATTAAACTCAACTAATCCACCAGTCAAGTTAACACTTGTACCATCTTTATTTGAAATAATATCCAATCTTTTGATAAAAGATGGTTCTGCACTTTTTGTACTACTTTGTGTCGTCATTTGTATTTCCTCTTATCTCTATTTACCCCTGATAGTCAAGGAATTCAAATGGATCTCCTCCAGAACCAAGAACAATTGGAAGAGGCATCATTTGACCTCCACCATACATTGCCGAAGAAACAGGAGTTTGATTTGGAACAACAACAGTGATTGATTCTTCAGATCCAGATTCGTAAGAAGCATAATTTTTTAACAATGAGTTATTATATTTT